CCGTTCAAAGGATTCGCAGAAGATTCTCAGGAGGATTTGTTGTGGCTAGACACTCTTTCTTCTCATGTTAATAAGATCGTTGCTAGGACGGAAGCAGAAACTGATCATTTTACAAGCCTTGCTAGATTTAAGAGGGCTGTGGAAACGTTCATCAAAGACTTCAAAGCTATGGTGCAAGGGAGGGAAAAGCCGCTTATAGTCGAATTTTATAAGATCATCCCGGTCCCTTTTGTAAAGTTGGTAAAGTCTCATGACCCAAGGTCTGCATCCGAAGATTTTATACATTGTTACACTCCTCAGGGCCACAAACTATTAGATGCCATGATGTCAAGCATGAAAACCGCTTTAGGGTTCTCGGAAGCTCTGCCTTATTTTAGAGGACAGGTTCATTCAGAAAATTACAAAGAGGATTTTAAAGCGTTGATAAAGTCGCAGGAGCCCCTATACAGATCTTGCGGTAGCAGGATTGTGAACAGAAGGACCTTTCAGATGAACTTCAGGTCTTTAGGTGTTCACGAGGATCTAGTTAAACTCACTGGGATCGATCTCTTAAAAGAGAGTGGCAAAACCATAGAGAAACAGATGGACTCTGATACTGCTTTTACGTTAGACCATGATATGACAGTTTTGGAACAACTGAGAGATTGGATGATAAAAGACACCGGGGACACAGATGGCATGTTGGTTAATCCTAGTTTTGATGGCGCATTTGGGTTCAGTAAGGATCTACTTCAAGAGCTGAAAGTCGACCTCAACATGTTGATAGCTGAAAAAGGTGGAGCTAATGTGTTCAAGTTGGCTGAATTTTACACTAAGCTCTATACTGAGATATCTTTTATGGGTGAGCAAAACATGAGGTCCAATAATGTGTGTGTGTCTAGTCTAGGCTCTACCAACGTACTAGTGATACTACATGGAGGCGGCCCTCTTGGCAGACCCACAACTAGGAGGAAATTCTGGCTCGTGTTCGAAGATTATAACGATTTTCCCTTGAGGTCTACTAACAGAACAATTCTGGGTAGCAGGTTCAAAATAATGTTGCCTATCAATGTTGATTCTCTTACAGCTGCACACCATCTGATGACAAAGAAGTTTGTTTGGGACCAGTGTTTTGGATGCCTGTTAGACTCTTCCAGGAGCTTAGACTGCTTTGAAGACCGGGTAGACACCTTCTTTACCAGAGTTATTGCTAGATTCAACAACACTAAACCCATCAATATATTACTAATGAATGTTAGGTATGCTGCACTAGCCTGCTCTGCCTTTTATTGTAGTATCGAAAAGTTATTATCGAAAATGTTAGTATTGCCTAGAAATGTTCTCAATGTTTACTTCATTAATAATATTCTTCAAGCAATCTTAGATTTTTACGACAATGACTCAGGTCGGTCTCATGTTTTCAAGTCAGACCTTTCCCAGGATCCGGAAGATAACTCTATAAGAACTGTGGTTAGGAGCCCTCGGTTCTTGGGTCCTGGATTTCATGATTCTGCTAATGGGATAGTTGATGAAGCCTACTACTATTGCGCGGTTTCTAAGGAAATCAGGAGCCGCTACCACTCCATGGCGGAAGCTTTCAACAAACTTCTTGAATCCAAGTCGTCTTATGATAAGATGAAAGAAAAGGATCCTTGGTTGGTCAGAGGTTTCTCTCCAATGATGGAGCACGAAGACTACCTGCTTTATTACTTAAAAGAGGCAGAACAGACTTGTTTTAATGCGAAAGCTATGGATATCTGCGGCAAGCTTCTAAAGAAGAAGGTACAAGCTAACTTAGTAGATATAAGGTCCAATTTAGATCACAGAATGACAATCAACAGTGTCTTAACGTTTGCAACCAACAAAGCCATGGTTACAGAGGCTCGCCACGACATGAAGGTGTCTACACTTTTAACCAAACAGGCTGAGAGGACATTGGAAGAGAAAAGAAATGAGGAGATGAAGTCGAAAGGAAAGAAGGTACGACAGAATAAGTTTGCTAAAAGGAAAGACCTCCTTCTTAGCATGCAACTCAAGCTAAAAATGGGTCGTGCCAAAATGTATGATTGGATAGATGAACCCTTATGTAGCACAGACATGGAGCTGTCCGCAAAGGGGAAGGCTATAGAGGCAGGGTATAAGTACCTCTATGAAGCAGAAGACATGAAAATATGTACCCTGTATAAAGCAGTTTTGTCTAAATTCTCACCAGCTTTCTTTACTCTTTTCCCAAAGCCGCAAGACGGAGGAGGTCGCGAAATAGCTGTTCAGGACTTCTACACTAGAGTATCTAATTACTTGCTTGAAAGGATCACAGAATCCATCTGTAAGTACTTTGAAGAAGAAATGATCACAAAAGCTTCCAGGAAAGCCAAGATTCAAGGAAGTTTCGTTAAAAAAGGTAGGAAAATTCAAAGAGAGACGGCAAAGACATCAAACCCAAATTATTGCCTTTTCGACAACTGTGACCACACTCGCTGGGGGCCTAGCCATAACGTTCTTTCGTTTCTAATTCTCCTCAGACCATTCTTTATAGGTCCGGAAGAAAAATTCTTTAACTATTATTTGATGGGGGTTTTTAGGATGTGCTCAAAAATCATAGAGATTCCTAAGGACCTTATAATATACTGGACTAGAGAGTTAGACTCGGAACAGTTTAAGGAGAACCCTGCTCTCTACAAACTCATCCTAGAATTCAAAAAGTCAGGTAAAACTACTTTCGAGTGTCTGATAGGCATGATGCAAGGCATAAACAATTTAGGATCCACTTGCGTATCATGCGGTCGTGTTGCATTAGTTGACTATTTAGTTTCTGCAAATCCGTTCTTGTCTTCTAGGTTAGAGCTTTGGCACATGGTCAGTTCAGACGATAAGTTCAGTACGATGATTGCAAAATCTTCAGAGTCGACACCATTGAGTCGGAAACTGGAAGTAGGCAAGATTGTTTCTTCAGCTAGACTAATAAATCGAATCACAGGATTGCTTACCAACTGCAAAGAGAGCGAACCTAAAACTCAAATATCTATGGAAGACGCAGAATTCAATTCCCTCTACTACATAGACGGCCCATTTGTAACGAGAAGTTACATAGACTACAAGTCCCTAAGTAGCTCAGCTAAGGC